AAGAACCAGTATATAATATGCTGGTTTTTTGTATTTAAATTTCAGAATTATAAGATAGAAATCAATTATAAGGGGGAGAGTGTATGATATTAGATAAAATTAAGTTAGCTTTAAGAATAGATGATGACGATCTAGATGAAGAAATACAAGATTCCATTGATGCAGCTAAGGCAGATTTAAAGTTAAGTGGAATATTAGAAAGCAAGATAGTTGAAACTGATCCTTTAATAATTAGAGCTATTAAAACTTTCTGTAAATGTGAATTTAGCACAGATGATAAAGAAGCCGAAAGGTATAGAGATTCTTATGAAATGATAAGGGCTCACTTATCCCTATCTAATGAACATACAACAGAGGAAACGCTATGAGTATAGAAGCTTTAAATAAAAGAATAGAAGTTTGGGGAAACGTAGAATTTGAAAATGAACTTGAGGAAAAAGATTTTAGACCAGGTAAAGTTAAGGATAAGCCTATATGGGCATCAATAATACCACAAACAGGTTCATTGCAAAAGCAACAAGCTAATACAATGTTATCCAATGTAACACATAAAATTAAGGTTAGATATAGTGCGGGTAAGGATATTACCCAAGACATGTGGCTAATACATCAAGGGCGTAGATTTGATATTAAATATATATTAGATCCTTATTTTGCTCATCAGTTTCTTGAAATATTCTGTGAAGAAATCATAGGAGGATAGATATATGGGTAATGATGGATTTGATTTCAGTGAATTAACTAAATTTGAGAAAAAATTAACTGAAAAAGTTAATAATACTATGCCAAAAGAGAGTAGAAAATTCATAAAAAAAGAAGCTAATAATCTTAACAAAAAAAATAAAGCGGTTTTTAAAAGTAAAGGAATAGGTCAAGAAACAGGAAATTTACTTAAAGGATTCAAGGCAGGTAAGGCTTATAAATATAGAGGTGTGTGGTCTGCAAGAGCTTTTAATAATAGTCCACATGCTCATTTACTTAATGATGGCTTTATGTGGGAACCACATAAAAATGTTGCTAAAGGACAATCGAATAAGCAAACTGGCGAAGAAAAATTTATCCCTGGATTTCATTTCATGGAAGAGGCTGCTAAAGCATTTGAAAGTGGTTTCTATTCAGATGTTGAAGAATGGTTACATGAAGTATTTATAAAGGGGCTGTAATATGGTTACATTGAAACAAATAAATAAGGCTATAAATAATACAGTAAAATCTGCATTAGTAGATACTGAGTTTGTTGATGTTGAAATTGTATCAGAAGATACCACAGAAGCATTAAAAAAAGAGACAGATGGATCATATATAAATGTTATAAGACCGTCTATAAAAGTTACATTTGATACTACACAATCAGGAAAATTTAATAGTCAATTAAAAGAAAGAACCCTTCCGGTGAGGGTTTATTTTTTTGCAAAAGATAAGAATAAACCTAAACTAGATAATTTGGCAATGCAGGATTTATTAGAGAATGTATTCCTAGAGGATGTAAAAGTCACAGATACATTTTATATGCCGATTGCTGAAGATATAGAATGCAGCACAACTGATGGAGTATTACAAGTTACTTTTGATTTATATTCTCTTGAGGAAATATATGATGATTCTAACTTAGAACCAATAGAAGAATTAAACTTCAATTTAAATTTAGAAGAATAGGAGTGATGATATGACAGTTACAATGCCAAATATTGATGTGTCATTCAGTCAAAAGGCAGCTTCGCTTCCTGAGAGAAGTGAAAGAGGTTATGCAATATTAATAGTTAAAGATGATACAAGCGCAATGTTTAATTATAAAGAATATTCCGATATAACTGAGATAAACACTGATAAAGAATTATATACGGAAGATAATTTACAATATTTAAAAGATATATTTACATTTGCTCCATATAAGGCTTGTGTAGTAAAGATTGGTGGATCCGCAACTATTTCTGATGCATTAAAGATTGTTATCGAGAATGTAAAAACAGGATGGATAACAATGGCAGATGGTGAAACAGAAGATTTTACAACTTTATCAAGTTGGATAAAATCTCAAGTAGCTAATAAAAAAACTTATAAAGCGGTAGTATACAATGTAACTTCACCAGATGAAAAACATGTAGTTAATTTTGTTAATACAAAGATAACTTTTAGTGATAGCAGGCGCGAACAAACAGGAGAAAAATATTGTCCAAGTCTTATTGGGATTTTAGCGAAATGTAATATTACACAAGGATGCAATAACTTTAAATGCACAAATCTTAGTAAGGTTTCAGAGGCTGAGGATAGAAATGAGGCTCTAGGCGCTGGTAAGTTTATTCTAATTAATGATGGTGCAGATGTTAGAATTGCACGTGGAATTAACAGTTTAACTACTACAAATGGGAAATCAGCTACAGAAGATATGAAAGAGATAGAGGTGGTTGAAGCAATGGATCTTATGCAAGATGATATTTCAACTACATTTAAAGAAGATTATCTAGGCGGTGGATATAAGAATAAATATGATAATCAAATTTTATTTATAAGTGCTGTTAATGGGTATTTCAAGAACTTGGCTAGTATTGATGTACTTGATATGGAATACGAAAACAAAAGCGATATAAATGTTGAAGCACAAAGAGCAGCGTGGATAGAAGCAGGAACAGCTGAAGCTAAAGATTGGACAGATCTTCAAGTCAAAAAAAATACATTTAAGAGAAGCTTATTTAGTAAAGCAAATGTAAAAATACTACAAAGCATGGTTGATTTAGACTTTGAAATAAATTTAGCGTAATAAGGAGGCTGAATAAATTATGGGAAATCAAGCGTTAGCAAATAAAGTTTTGACAGGTAGCAGCGGTAATCTTTGGTTCAATGGACAACTTTTAGCTAATTTAAGCAAGATTGAAGCTAAAGTAAAAGGTAATTTTGAAACGGTTGAGTTTTGCGGAGATAATGCAACATATAGTAGATATAATGGGTGGTCAGGAGAAGGTACGCTTACAGTAAAAAAAATTGATAGTACAATATGGAAGATTTGTGCTGATGCATATAAAAGTGGAGTCATGCCAGATATAAAATTAATATCAAGCTTAACTGATAAAGCAACAGGAAAAAGTGAAAAGGCAAGTATAGAGGGGGTAGTAATAACTGAATTCTTACTTGCTGGATTTGAATCTAAAAAAATAATTGAAGAGGAGTTTCCGTTTAACTTTGGAGACTTCGATCCTATTGAAACTATTTAATATTAAGATGCTTTTAATTAAGCATCTTTTCAATTTTAAAATAAAATTTTGGAGGAATATTATGAACAAAATGTCATTAGAGGACTTTATTAAAAAGGGATTAGAGAAAAGTGAAGGAATAAGGAAAGAAGCTGATATAGAGATAGAAGGATATGGACCTATAACCTTTATAAGACCTACAGAAGATAATATTTTAGAGTATTTAGATGCACAGGCAAATGCAATTAAAATGAATAAAAATGAAGAGATAATAGGTACAGATTATAAATTATTGGCTAATGCGTCTAAAGAATTTATTTATTTTTCTTGCCCATTTTTACAAAATCCAGAACTGCATAAAGCATGGGGAATAAAAGATCCTTTAGATGCACCAGTTAAGGCTTTTGGAGTTGAAAATTTAGCTGGTATAGCTAAAAAGATAAAGGAAGCTTTTGGTGATGGCAAAAAGACTAAAGAAAAATTAAAAAACTAATAAGAGGGAATGGCAAAGGAGAAATAGGACCATTATTTTGGCTAGGTTATTTCTTTGAATGTGGTCATTCCCTCGAATATTTATGGAGTTTACCTAAGTCTCAAAAAGAGCTTTTAATGGAATACGTTATTTATAAAAATGAATTAATGAATACTAAACCACAGAAAAATTAATATGGGGGTGATAATTTGTCATCAAAAGTAATTAATACCATATTAAATTTGAAAGATAATTTTAGTGATACTATTCAAAATGTTGCTAAAAATACTCAGGGATTTAAGTCTGGTATGAAGGATACAGAAGACCAGGCTGTTAAAATGAAAAAAACTGTTAGTGAAGCTTTTAATACTGTTAAAGAATCTATGCTCAGGGGAATTGGATTTGGTGCTGGTATGGATATATGGGAGTTTATGAAAGAAGGTATAGTTGAAACTGTTACTTTCGGAAATGAACTTCAAAAATCTCTAAATGGAGTTATGACATCTAGCGGACTTGCTGAAACTGGCATGGATAGAATGAAGAATGTCATGCTAGATATATACAATGATAATTTTGGAGAGAATTTCGAAGAGATAGGTGAAGCGTTAAAAGCAGTAGGAGAGCAGACAGGATATACTGGTGATGATTTAAAAGGACTAACTGAAAATGCAATAGCATTAAAAGACACTTTTGGATATGAGGTAAAAGAATCTGTTAGATCAGCATCAACTTTAATGAAACAATTTGGAATAGATGGTGATGAAGCATTTAATTTAATTGCACAAGGAAAACAAGGGGGATTAGATTTTAGTGGAGAAATGTTAGATTCTATCAATGAATACAGTGTGCAATTCAAAAAACTTGGATTAAATGCTGAAGATATGTTTAATATTCTTTCGGCCGGATCAGCAGAAGGTGCATTTAATTTAGATAAAGTCGGTGATGCAATTAAAGAATTCTCTATTAGAGCAATAGATGGAAGCAAAACAACAGCAGATGGATTCTCTCAGCTTGGATTTAATGCTGATGATTTAGCAGCTAAATTTGCTCAAGGTGGTGATAGCGCAAAAGATACTTTTGAGGATGTTATTACAGCTTTATCAAATATGAAAGATCCTTTAAAACAAAGCCAAATAGGTGTTGAATTATTTGGTACTCAATTTGAAGATTTAGGTATAAACGTAATTGAAAGTTTAGGAAATGTTGATGGAGAGATAAGCAACACATATGATGCATTAGCACAAATAAATAAAATAAAATATAACGATGTAGGTAGTGCATTTGAGGGAATTAAACGTAATATTCAAACAAGCGTATTAATTCCAATTTCGGATGCTGCATTACCTCGTTTAAATGATTTTGCAAATTGGTTTAGAAATAATATTCCTGAAATAAAAGAAGATGTAAGTGGAGTAACTGATACTTTTTTAAGTGTTGGAGGTTCAATTATAGATAAAATCATGCCTTCACTTGGTGATTTAATAGGCTCTGCATCTAATTTGGCAAGAACCATTTATAATAGTGTTGTACCATCATTTTCAGCTGTAACACCTGATAGTTGGGATTCTGTAAGTGATGCAATTAAAGATATAATTGACGGAGCCACAGGAGTAGTTAATTTCGTAAATGATAATTGGCCAACAATTGAACCTATTGTATATAGCATAATTGGAGCAATTGCTGCATGGCAGTTAGCTATTGTTGGAGTTAATACTTGGATTGGGATTACAACATTCGCGACTAGTGCATGGGGAACAATAG